AACAGCTCAAAGCATCCCATTTCCACGTGATGTCCCAGACAGCACACGGCCCACTCATTTTTGCTTTGACCCTTGGAAGACAAAAAGTTTTTCCATGACGTAGTTTAACGCCGTTCATTAATAAGGCAACGCCGCCCACTTTGGGCGTAAGCGCAAATCGCTGGCGTTGCCACACTACGCAGGGCTCCCGCGCGCGCAGCGCGCAGGGAGGCGTAGTGTGCAAACTGCGATTTCTGCGCCGGAGCCCCACGGAACCAGCGGAGGCGCTAGCATGTGACGCGGGCTTTTCATCATGATTCCAAATTTTGTCTTTTATAGGGTAAAAGCAATTATCAAGCAGTTACCATGGTCAAACGCAAGATGACCGGGGTCTACCGTCAGGCTAAGAAGTCGAAGACTGGCGCCGTGCGCGTCATCCAGCGCGCCGCGAAGCGCCTCATCAGCAAACGCAGGACCAAGTATGTCCGCCGCGTTCCCAAGGCAGCATTCATGCCAGAGCAGAAGCTTCTAGCCCTCACGAAGCGCAACGAGCGCCCTACAATTGCCATCCAGCTCAACGCCCAGGCTTCTTACAAAGGCTTCGTGATTGGCAACGCCAAGCCGTCCTCGTGGGGCGGTGACTGGGAGACGCTCGCTGGCATTGTTATCCCGCAGGGTTCCGGTGCTACGCAGCGCAATGGCCAGTATGTCTACCTCAAGCACAGCAATGTGTTTTACAATATCGACACGCAAGCGAACGCAACGACGACGCCTCCCATGGAGTGTCGCGTGATTGTGTTCCGCGCGCGCCGGGCTGTCAACCCCGCTGGTCTGTCATATGACCCAAGCACTTCGCTTCTCCTCGACGACGTCGGCACACCCACTGGGCACAGCGTCAGTGGCGTCAACGGTTACGATCTCACTCGCCGCCTGCTCAACCGGCGCGACTGGATTATCAAGCGCGATTCGCGGTTTATGGTGTCCGCGCCATACAACACGTCGCCCAACGGGGAAGTCAATGGTTACACGGGCAAGTATCCGTGCATGAAGAACTTTCAGTTCAAGCTCCCGTACAATCACAAGACTCGTTACAACGACCAGAACCTCCCGGAGGACTGCGCCTATCACTGGGGCATGGTCCTTTACGTCCGCAGCATCGGCAAGGACACCCCGACCACGGGGGCCCTCGAAGTCAACATCCGGGGCAACACGGTGTTTTTGGATCCGTGAAGCGGAGCTGCAACGATTTCCATAAATTCCACAAATTCCAGTCCCGTATATAAGAAAAAGGGTCTCTATAGTGTTACAGGGCGCACGCCCGCCTAGAGACCCTTCAGTTCAAGATCTTCGATCGTCCTGAAGTCCCACCGATCGGCCGACAGGAGATTGGTGTCAGGCATCGAGTTCGTGAACACGATCACGTGCGGGCGGTCCATCCGCCGCTTCTTCGGTCCATACCGCTTGTCGTAGCATACGCCATTCTTCAGACACTCGAGCCCGGCGAAGAACGGGCCGAGCTTGTCTTTCTTCATAGCCTTAGGCATGTCAATGATAAAGGCTTTCCACTTTGTGCTAATTCCCATCACCCATGCCATGATATCTTGCATGTCATTCATGGGTGGTATCTCGTATGCCAAGTCGTGGTACTCGCAGTACTCGGCAAACCCCGATTTGCCACAGTCGCCCGCCGGCTGCACGACGCAGAGGATCTTACGATCCTCCCAGCTCTTCAAATAATCCACGACCGACTGCTGCCAAGAGTACAGCGTCTGGATCTTCTGCAACTGCTTCGTCATCACTTTCTCCTCCCGCTCGTCCTGGTCCGTCCACGGGCCATCGAGTTGCGTGTCCACCTTGATCACGTAGAACGTATCCCCTTTCAACGCAACGCCCTTGCTCGTCGGAGTCAAGTGGTAATCCACGAGTCCAGACGCGTCCATCAGCTCCTTCAAAGGCCCAAATGTCCTCTTCGCCACCAGAGACATTCGAGCCTGGCCGTGGACATATCCACCGGCACCCTCCTCCTTCTGGAAGGCCCACTTCTTTGCATACGTGGTAAAGAATGAGCGCCAAGCAGAACAGCTCAAAGCATCCCATTTCCACGTGATGTCCCAGACAGCACACGGCCCACTCATTTTTGCTTTGACCCTTGGAAGACAAAAAGTTTTTCCATGACGTAGTTTAACGCCGTTCATTAATA